CAGAGCATTGGGAGAACTTGATCACCCAGATTCTTCAGTTGTGAATCTTAACAACGTGTCACATAACGTATTGGACATGGAATTCAAAGGAGATGATCTGGTAGGTACGGTGGAAGTTTTGTCTACACCATCTGGAAACATCTTGAAAGAGTTGTTCAAGTCTGGAATTAAATTAGGTATCTCATCAAGAGGTATGGGTTCAGTGAAAGAAGTTATGAGAGAAGGAGAAAATACGTTGGAAGTGCAGCCTGATTTTGAACTTATTGCATTTGATTTTGTATCTAACCCATCGACACATGGTGCATTCTTATCACCAGTTAACGAGTCAGTTTCAAAAATAGATAACAAATTTTCTAGAATTGATAGTATCATTCACAATATAATTAAGGAAATATAACATGCCACTTATAGACTTAGCACATACATCACTTTATGGTCCTAACAATCCCGGATCATTAGGCACTGGGACAGTTCTTGGACCTAACAATACGCCGATATCAAATGCACAATTTGGTAATCCAGAAGCTAATGGAGCAGTTTTTGATAAATTGGAAGACGCTGCCCATTCTAGCAGATATGGCTCATTCAATTCCAATGGACAAAGAGGTACTGGTATCATTGTAGACACATTAGGGAATATTCCTGCTGAACCACCATTTGACACATATCCATAATCATGCATTCCAATAAAATACGTGAAAATATAAGAGGTGTTATTCGTCGTCAAATTAATGAGCAGAATGAATTTGAAACATTTATCTCAGAAATAGATGAACAGGCAGAATCACTTTCAGATCTAAAAGATCGTCTAGTTGATTATCTAGAGTCAATGACCGTAGATACAGACGATCCAATCTATTCAAGTAACATTGCCCAGAGCAGTAGATATCTCAATGCTGCGATAAAGGCATTGAAAGGTTTAAAAACAAATATAAGCAAAATAGGATTATAATGGAACATTTTGAAAACAAGCTATTGAAAAGCATTTTGACTGAGTCAGAGCAGATGGATAAAACGCAACGTGACAATTTTCTTAAAACAGTTGCAAATTTCAAAGCAATTGGCGAATCAGTATATGGCTCAGCTGACTTACAGGAAGTTGTTTCAAAAATTTCAGAAATAGTTGAGCAGGCAGAAGTTTTGACAATGCAGGAATCAGAGCATTGGTTTGATAATGTCACTGTATCACGACATATGAAGCAGTTAAAAGAAGCATTCAAAGTTTTTGAAAAGACTGCCACTGAAATGAACACAATGCAACAACGTTTAGAATCAGCGTATGATGACATGGGTGTTGTATTAAATCGTTACTATCAAGTAAATAATTCATTGAATGAATTTTCAGACGACGAATATTAGGATATTCGATAAATTGTTATTATATTAATGTTATATGAAGAAGTACCACAAACGTAGAAAAATGATCAATCCGGGACATTCAACAAGTGTCCGAGTCCCTAAATCAAAAGATGGACAACGTTATGAGCTTGAAGCTGCTATCAAGGAGTTCAAGCGACTCACCAAAGAATCAGGTAAACTACAGGAAGTTCGAGAACGCAAAGAGTTCAAAAGCAAATCACTTACTCGTAGAGAACAGATACAGAAAGCAGCATATCGACAACAACGTCGTTCTGCGGCTACACGATAGGTTTTTTGGTTGTTGCATCATATTTATTGCTGTAACATATAGTGTGCAATTACACTATCTCTGATCTAATCACATTTATTTTTATTGAGATTACAAATAATCTCATTTCCGTATAAAATATAGGGGAAATATCATGGCAAATGATTTATTGAAGCAGGCTATTGCTGATGCTAAAGCTGTTCGTGAGACTGCACTAGCAAATGCAAAATTAGCCTTGGAAGAAGCATTTACTCCAAGAATTCAAAGCATGTTGTCCAACCGTATCGCTGAGGAAGAAGAAATAGAAGCTGCTGCTGAAGAAGAAGTAGTTGAAACAATGGATTCTGAAGTGGAAGAAGGTATGCATGGCGACAAGGAGGAAGTGAAGGAAGAAGAAGGCGTGGAAGCTCCTGAAGTGGAAGCTCCTGCTGTTGAAGAAGAGGAAGACATGGACGAAATAGAACTTGAAGCTATCATCAAAGAGCTTGAAGAAGAAATGGATGACATGGAAGAATCATTAGACTCTTCAGAAATTGGCGCTGGTGACAACAAAGTTGATGTTGAAGCTTCTGAGACAGAAGATCCTGGAGAAGGTGATCTGTATGAGGAAGAAGAAGTTGATCTTGAAGAAGTTATCAAAGCTCTTCGCGAAATGGAAGGTGGTGAAGAAGAAGTTAGCGAAGGCGAAGGCGAAGAAGAAGTGTCAGAAGGTGAAGGCAGTGATGAGCTTGAAGAGGCTTACGAAGTTATCAGATTTCTTCGTTCCAAAATTAATGAAGTAAATCTTCTTAATGCAAAATTGTTGTTCAGCAACAAATTGTTCCGTAATCATTCTTTGAACGAATCTCAGAAATTGAAAGTTATTGAAAACTTTGATCGCGCATCTAATATCCGCGAAGTTAAATTGATCTACTCTACATTAGCTGAGTCATTCGGTTCTGGAAAAGTTGCGAAAAGAAAACTAAAAGAAAGTTATGCATCTAAAGCAAGTGCATCGACTGCTCCTAAAAAAGTATTAACAGAGGGCAACGAACTTGCGGCAAGATGGAATAAATTAATCACATATAATCGATAAGAGGAAAAATACGATGAATATTAATTCTTTATTACCTCAAGATGCTAATGCTAATCAAACGGCTGTATCTATCCAACTTGAGAAAAAGTGGGAAAGAACTGGTCTTTTGGAAGGCATCGGATCTGAGGTTGAGCGTAGAGGCTTAGCAGTTCTACTTGAGAACCAGGCTAAGCAACTCGTATCAGAGGTAAACAATACTGGAACTGCTCAGAATTCTGAGGAGTGGGCTGGTGTTGCTCTTCCATTGGTACGTAGAATCTTTGCTGAAATTGCAGCAAAAGATTTCGTTTCAGTACAACCAATGAACCTGCCATCAGGTCTTGTGTTCTACTTAGATTTCAAATATGGTACTGCTCAAGGTACAGATGGTACTAATACAGGTGGTAATGACTTCTTAACTGGTCAAGGTCGCAAGTCACAAGCAGATTCAGTATTTGGTATTACTAATGCTGGCGCTAATGGTACAGATGTACCATCTGGTACTGCTGCTACTGAAGGTCTTTATGGTCCTGGACGTTTTGGATATTCTGTAAATGATTATTCAGCATCTTTGGGTGTATTAGCAAATGCAGTAAATTCAGCTAGAACAGGTTCTGTTGCTGCTGGTACAACTACTTTCTCTAATGGAGGTACTTTATCACAGTCTCAGTTTGACTGGTTCACTAACTTCAATTCTGAGTTTTCAGCATCTGTCGTTTCTAACAGCTTAGGTAACTTTACTGTACTTTCTATCCCAACAGCTTCTTTAGCTAATTTTGATAAGAATGGTATCCGTGCATTTAACGTTGTAGGAACAAACATTAGCCCTTATCCAGAATTTACTAAACTGCTGGATGGTGGTAGTCATGTTGGATTCTTGATTGACACGTCAGTTGGAAATCCACAATCACCTACGGTTCTATTCCACAAACAGCCTACTGATATTACCAGAGGTGACTTTGAAGATGATCAAGTAGCAGATGTTGCTTCAAGAGGCGGAGCTGATCTACAGATTCCAGAAATCAACCTTGAGCTACGTAGCGAGGCAATTGTCGCTAAGACACGTAAGTTGAAGGCTGTATGGTCTCCAGAATTTGCTCAAGACCTTAACGCATATCACTCAATTGACGCTGAAGCAGAATTAACTTCTATGTTATCTGAGTACATCTCTCAAGAGATTGACTTAGAGATCTTAGACATGTTGATTTCAAATGCTCAGACAACTGAGAGATGGTCTGCCACAATTGGTCAAGAGTATGACGCTGCTACAAATGCATTCGTTGCAAATAACACAGCTGCTCAGGCTTACAATCAAGGAACATGGTTCCAGACTCTTGGTACGAAGATTCAGAAAGTTAGCAACAAAATTCACCAGTTAACATTACGTGGTGGAGCTAACTTCCTTGTATGTTCTCCAACAGTTGCTACCATCCTTGAGAGCATCCCTGGATATGCTGCTGACACAGACGGCGGTGCAATGCAGTTTGCGATGGGAGTACAGAAAGTAGGTGCTATCAATAACAGATACCAAGTTTACAAAAATCCTTACATGACTGAAAACACAATCTTGTTAGGATATAGAGGATCACAATTCCTTGAGACTGGTGCTGTTTATGCTCCATACATTCCATTAATTATGACTCCATTGGTTTACGATCCAACTAACTTCACTCCACGTAAAGGTGTAATGACACGTTACGCGAAGAAGATGGTTCGTCCAGAGTTCTACGGAAAAGTATTCGTCGATGGTTTAGATTCTATCTAATCATTAGCTGAAATTTTTTCATGAGAAAAGAGGGGTGTCTTAGGGCACCCCTTTTTTTATGTTCATATGATTGTACAATATTTATTAGAAACCGATAAGATCGGCAAGTATATGGCAAAACAAAATATTGATAAAGCAGCTCCAAAAGGCGCTGTCCGTTTCTCTGTTACATTATCTGAAGAACAGAAAGCAGCGAAAGCTGAGATATTGAATAAACCTTATAACTTTGTGTTAGGAAAAGCAGGATCAGGTAAAACATTGCTAGCCTGTCAAATTGCTTTGGATCTTTTGTTCAAACGTCAGATCAACAAAATTGTGATAACAAGGCCTACAGTTGCCACTGAGGATAACGGTTTCCTTCCAGGCAGTGAACGTGAGAAGATGGAACCATGGTTAGTACCAATCAGAAGCAATATGCGTAAAGTATATAACAAGCCAGACATCTTGGAAAAACTTGAAAAAGAAGAAAAGATAGAACTTGTGTCATTGGCTCACTTCAGAGGTAGAACATTTGACAATGCAGTTGTGATAGTGGATGAGTTTCAGAATCTGACCAGATCACAATTGTCCATGGCAATAGGTCGTTTAGGCAAAGACAGTAAAATGATATTCTGTGGTGACACATTTCAAATAGATCTGAAAGATCCTAACTATTCAGCTTATCATGACATGAGTAAATTAACCGGGTCTAATTATGTGTTTAAGACCGTTTTAAAGGACTCTCATAGACATCCGGCGATTGATGAATTGCTGACCATACTTAACGGTAGTTACTAAGTTAAAGTTGCCATATTTATATGAAAATACGCTATGGCCGCAGGTAAATATTCATTTGTTATAGAGCGAGGAGCAACTACTCAATTTGAAATACAATATAAAGATGCTAACAATGCATTAGTAGATTTATCTGGATACACTGCGCGCATGCAGATCAAAGATGTTCGTCCAGGCGAGTCTGCAACGACATATGCATCATTAACATCTAGTTTAGCATCTGGCACGAACTATGAAAAAACAGTTTCAGGTTCATTTCTTAGCCTGTCTGGTAGTAATTTGACAAATCCATTGGCATCTGGCAGTATAGGCGTATACATAGGTTATGGTGTCACAGATTCATTCACATTCAGTAAAGGTGTTTATGATATTGAATTGACATCAGGTTCCATACGTACCAGATTATTGGAAGGTAATGTGACAGTAACTCAACAGGTAACCACAATTTAATATGGCAGTTCAAGTAACAAACAATTCAAGTACAGTAGTTGTAAAAGCTGCTGGTATACAAGGTCCTCAAGGTCCAGCTGGCGCAGATGCTGATACAAGTGCATTAGCATCAACTGGATCTAACAGTTTTACAGGCGATCAGATCATATCTGGTTCTTTAACAGTTTCAGGTTCGTCGACTTTCACAAATATAGGCCCTGCCATATTTTCTGGATCAGTTACCGTCACTGAAGGTATAACAGGAAGTTTTTCAGGAACAGCAACATCTGCATCATTTGCAGTAACTGCGTCATATGCATTGTTTGCAGTGTCAGCTTCTCATGAGATAACATTTGAAGTGTCATCATCTTTTGCAATCACTGCTCAAACATCT